TTACTTTACGACGATTTGTTGGTAAATCCAACGTCGCCGTCAAATTTGCTTGCCAACCTAAACGGGGTACAAAGGGACTAATAACAACAAGTGATTCGAGATAAAGACCACGATATGACTTCACCCATCCCGAATAACGAGCCATAACACTAGGATATAATTTTGATAATTCAAAATCTGTATGCCCAGTTTCAATTAAGGCCATGACTTCCTTCAAGTCATTACGGGCCCCGGCTCCTACTGGTTCAACAGCAGTACCAGCCTCCCAAGGACCCGATATACGAGGTTCTTTTGTGCAATATTCCTTATTTTGCGCAGCGGTACCTCTCGCAACTTCTACATACGCACCATTCAAAAACCCCAAATTACTGACAAGCCAGGTACGACGGACACGAGCACCAGAGACCTCAAGATATCCCTGGATGTGATTCGTGCCCAACAATCCGGATTCTAGCTGATATACGATAAACGATACTCTTTCATGAATATCATCAATTGGCAACATCATGTCTGGATTGTTAATAGTAAAGCACCAACGACTAGACAACGGGGAACGTACAGCAGGCATCCTAAAACTAACGTCAACATAAGGTTCCGTAGCCTTATATTTACTTGTAACAGGATCAGAGGAGAGCTAGGTAATAATAGACTTCGTCTGAACCTAGCTCTTATATAGGAACTTTAGGGCCGCGGCCCTAAAATTCTCTGCAAAAATTTTTTAACAGGCCACCTGGCTTAGTTCCTTAAATTATATACACCTGCTGTTCCCCATAGTCATAACGTCTGAATGCCTAAAGCCAAATCTTTTAAACGTGGTGGGAATCGCTATGGACCCACACACTGGACTAAGAACGCCGCCTCCCTCGCCAAGACTCTTGCCGCTATCGGTATCGGAAGAGCTACAAAGGGATACTCCCTCACTGGTGGAGTCGCTGAGAAACCACAGAACGAAGATACTCGCATTAATCTTAACGACACATACAGTGCTGCTGCTCTATATACTAAGAAGTCTCGTAAACGCAAATCTATGACCGCCTCCAAAAAGAGGGCGGTCCATAAAAAAAAAGCGTTCTCCAAGAAGATTAAGAAAATCGTTCATCAAAGGGCACCATGGAGTCGCTATTCAGTAACCTTCACCAACCAACTCGCAATAACAAGTGTGCCCGGAACAACATATGGAGCACAAGACGTTTTCGGAAAAACTTACTCTAATGCATTTATGTTCTGCAGCGGAGTCTTAAATGACACTGCTGAGAAAGGACTAGTCCATATTGCTAAAGAACTTAAGCAATGGGGACATGTAGAAAACGGGGCGGTCGTAGACGACAATACCCGCAACGAAGACAGAGTTAAATTCGACTTCCAAGCACGAATGGAGTTCGACATCCAATGTTTCAACACCGAATTTACAAGCACGAATCCATTGTATATTGATATTTATGAATGCACAGCAGCTAAAAATATCGACAATGTAGGATACGCAACACCAGCAGACGCATGGACATCATGTCTGCTAGATCAATTTCAACCATTTACAGGAGATAACACTCCCATAAATACACGCAAAGGAGCCAGACCTTCGGACTGTCCTTCTTTCGGAAGATGGTGGTCAACCGACAAGGTTACTCGTGTACGCATTGCATCCCCAGCACCTTTCCACTACGATATGACCTCTAATGGGGTATACAGTACAAAAGATGATACGTCATTCTCTGGCGGTAAATACTGCCATAGAGGAATAACAAAAGGCATCATTATAGTTGTAGCGCCGATTATGGTTACAACCATGCCGGCCAATTACAACTTTCAAATCACCGCAATCAATAAACACTACAAATTCAGGCAATATCTCTTCGAAGGACATACGCCTAACATGACATTGATTGGGTCTAACTTAGCAACTACTTTGTAAGTGCCGCAGGCGCAATTTTGCAACAAACCCCAAAAATAAAGTTAATTTTAATATGTTTATTTGCCCCTCAGGCCGGGGCGGGCCACCCTAAAAACCCTAAACCCTAACTAAGTTAATCTATTTTTCGAACATCCCAACGATCCGAACTTAATTGAGTTAAGTCTGGCTCTTTGTTGGAAAAGACAACAACATGGACGGAATTAAATCTAACTGTTTTACTGTCATATTTTGTTGATGTAAACATCCCGTCCTTCAATTTTTCCATTACAGGATAAGCAGGGTCATTACCACTGCGACCGTAATCAAAGAATACAACTTTCATACCATGTATAATAGTAGACAGTGTATAATATATATCCGCATGTTTTCCACCAGTTATAACATGCGCTTGTTCTGGTCGGTAATGATTGGCAAAATATGATTTTCCCATATCACCACATTCGGACCAGACCCAAATTACTTTACGACGATTTGTTGGTAAATCCAACGTCGCCGTCAAATTTGCTTGCCAACCTAAACGGGGTACAAAGGGACTAATAACAACAAGTGATTCGAGATAAAGACCACGATATGACTT